TTTTTATTCCAACGGCAAATGTATTTAATAACATTACCTTCTGCATATGGAATATTGTTTTGCATAATAAAAGTAGCAGGCTCAATAACCATTGCATAATGTTTTGGTTTTTTTATTGCATCCATAATTTTACTTCTCCTGTTTTTTTATTATATTCCCCATGTCTTAATATACGTGCAACCCTTGCTTGTTGTAAAGCTTCACCTTCGTGATAACCTTTTTCTTTATACAACCCAACAACTATTTTCCATAGGTCTAAGATGGGTACATTAGTATATTTACTAATAAGTTTCTCAGCTGTTTTAACACCAACAGTAGGTAAACCAGTGTAGCCATCAACAGCATCACCAGCCAAAGTCTGTATCATAAACCAGTAATCAGCTAATCTTAATGGTGTTTCTTTAAACAACACACCATCTGTGGATAAATTAGCTGGTATTTGTTTAAGGTCTTTATCAATTGAGACAATAATTCTGTCTTCATCTGTAGGCTCAGTTGCCATAATACCTAATACATCATCAGCTTCTAAATTTTTCCAGATAACACCATTATGTTTTTCCATAATGTATTCACGCAATGCATTTAAAACCATTGGTTTTCTTTTTTCTTTTCTGTTTAATTTATAAGTTGGTAAAACATCTTTTCTAAAATTATGTTTATCAGTTAACGCAACAATATAATCATCAGCTTCAAGTTGGGAACCTAAATCTTCTATCTGTGCATCAACATCTGCTTTACATTCTTTTTCATCACAGTGTAAAGTCCATAGCCCATCACCCCAATGAGTGTCAACTTCATTTTGTGTAGCTATTTTATAAATTAAAATGTCACCATCAATTAGTAATATTCTTTTCTTAGCCATATATTATTTTCCTTTCCTGTAATTTACGTTAAATTTTTTGCCAAAAATATTTCGGATAATGGAATAAGCACAAACCTACTTCGCCATCCATCACCACCACTTTTTATATTCTTAATATATTTTTTAGACAAACGTTTAATAATTTTAGTATCAAAAATTAATCTGCAATAATCTTTATCACCATCAGCAAGGATGTGAACCCAGTAATCAGCTTTTGTAGCCATTATTCCTGAAGGCTTACCATTACATTCTACTTCAATAGCAATGTTGCCAGTTTTAAACCACCAGTCACGTTCTGTCTTTACTTCTAACTTTCCTTCTTTTAATATTTTTTCAATACGCTCTTCCCTTTCTTGACCGTACTTTAAATCAATATCAAATTTATTGTTTGCTTTCCCCATTAGTGTGTCTCACTCCAATTGTTGCCTATTTTATATTCCCCAGTTAAAGGAACTCTAAGATTAAAATGTTTACCAGTTTTTTCAATTGCTTGTACTGCTAACTTTCCAATCACATCAGCATCTTTTTCAAGACACTCTATCTGTATTTCATCATGCACCCACACAACTTGATGTGCGTCTGGATAATGAATTAATAATTTATCAAATTCAACTAACCATTGTTTACATATAATGGCACCGCCAGATTGTAACAATGTATTTAAAGCGGCGTGAGATGAACGTACTTTAATTTTTCTTTTATCAAGACCAATTAAATAACCTCTCTCTGCAGCTGCTTGAACTTGTAATATTAATTTATTTAAAGCAGGTAAATTATTTAAGAAACGCTTTTTAATTTTAGCAGCTTCCGCCATAGTTTTACCTGTGACTAACCCTATTTTTTTAACACCGCCACCATAAAGGAAACAGTAATAGAATCTTTTGGCTAAGTCTCGGCTATCTAAACCAGCTAATTTTTGTGTCTCTGAATGTATATCACCTTCAAGAACTACTTTAGCATAGTTACCGTTATCATACTTAGCCATATAGTGAGCCAACATTCTCACCTCTAAACCAGAGACGTCAACGCCTACAAGTTTTTTACCTGCTGGAACTGTGAATAAAGCTCTACATTCTTTACCATAAGGCACACCAACGCTTGGTATTTGTGCCATGTTTGGGTATGAATGTGTCGCTCTAGCTGTAACAGTTGAATTAGTATTACACACTCCGTGTATTTTCCAATTTTTCTCATGCTTTAACCAAGCTTGAGCACCTGTTGCCAACTGACCAATTCTTTTATCTAATAAAAAATGTTCACATAATATTTTAGCTTCTGGATATGGCAATGCTGCCAATACAGTTTCATCTAATTTTGGTTTACCATCATCAGTAAATTCTTTTGGTTTCCATTTATGAATTTCAATTAATTTATTTGCAATGTCTTGACGGCTAGAAGGATTAAAAGTCTTAACATTTTCTTTATAAAATACTTCACCTTTAACATAACCTCTTGCTTTGTTATTTACTTTAGGAATAAATGGAATTTTAATTGTTTCAGGTGGAAACATTTTTTGTAACTCATCTTCTAACTGTATTCTTCTAGCATTTAAATAAGAATATAATTTTTGAGCTGCTTCTACATCAAATGTAAAACCGTATTGTTCTTGTTTAAATATTAAAGTAGCAACTTGGTGTTCTAAATGCATTGCTTCTCTTGAATAACCTTTTTCTATTATCATCTTGTATAAATTGTGTGTTACTTCAACATCTTGAATACAATATTCTAACATTTCAGGTGTAAATTCTTCCCAATCAGAATCAAACTGACTTTTGTAATTACCTATTCTATTTCCCCATGCTTTTAAACTATGTCTGCCAATGCAATCTCTAGGAAAATCTTTTCTCTGAAAATCTTTTTCTTTTACATCAGGAAATAATAATCTAGTCGCAACTATAGTATCAAATATTTCTGCTGTAGGATTAAAATTAATATATAACTTTTTTAAAACTGGAATATCATATTTAATAATATTGTGACCTATAAGTAATTCTGCTTTTCTTAATTTTGAAACAGCTTCATCAGTTGTTAATTTTAAAATCTCATTTGTGTCTATGTCTTTTAAAACTATACAATGAACTTTTGTTACATTCTCTAAAAAGCCATCAGTCTCTATGTCAAATATATATCTCATAATTTTATCCTTATAATTTTAATTACATTAACAGTTGGGATAGTAGTTACATTGCCTACATCAGCAAGTAATCCTTCATCATCAAAATTTAAATCTGCAGCAATAATATGCACACCGTTAGATTTTTTAATTAACCACCCAGTTGAAACACAAATAGTTGTTTTAGATTTTTTTGCTGCACTTAAATGCTGCCATCCTGCATCTGAATTTATATCAGACCACCATAGCTGCACGTAGTCAGCATCTAATATTTTTTTATTTAGTATTGGAAGTTTTGTTTTTCTTTTCATTTTCTTTTTTTGATTTCTTTACTTCTTCTTTTTTACCAAATATTTCTAACCAGCCTTGTTTATAAGCTGCATCAGGAATCATTTTTCCATCTCTCATTTTTTTATCCACCATATTAATGTACCGTTGTTATTTTTGTTTTTAATTGCCACGCATGATATGTTTGTTCACATAATTCAGATATTGCTTTGTCAATAAAATTTTTAACATGCTCACTAGGAACTAAAACAGTTATTTCATCTTCTGGCCTTAACTGTGCTTTGATTAAATGTGCCATAACATATTCAGTCCAAGTGTATGCTGCTGTTTCTTCTTTAGAAATCTTTTTGAGTTTCAGCTTGGACTTCATTTAATGTTCCTGTTTCTAAATCATAACGTAATGTGCAGGCACTTCCTGTCTCACCACTAAAACGATTTTTAAGTATGTTAAGTTTAGCTAGATTATCATCTGCTTTCAAATCTCTATTCATAGAGACAATCATATCAGCTAATTGTCCAATGCTGGCTGAGCCTCTAAGACTATTCATAGATACTTCAACACCATCTTCATAACCCTTGTTTCCTTCTGGTCTCTTTAAATGTGAAACAAGTATTAATCCAATTCCAGTTTCTTCTACTAATGTTCTTAACTTAGAAACAAAATAATCTATAAGTTTACGTTCATCATTAGTATTCTCATCACCTAATGCTGACAAAGCCATGTGTAAATGGTCTAAGACAACAAAATCAACGGCACATGCTTTTGCTAAATATCTTATTTTAGAAAGTAGATTATCAGCAACGGTACTACCGAAGTGGTTATATAAATAAAACTTCCCATTACCAACAGTATGTTTAAAAGTCTCTTGTAATTGGGCATCCGTAATTCCCTCTCTAGTTAAATGCAATGGTTTTTTAAGTTTAACACCCATAATACCAAGTGCACTACGTTTAATGCTTTCTTCTAATGCTATGTAACCAACAGTAAAATTTTGATTTAATAAATCTAATGCTAGATGTCTGCAAAAACTAGACTTACCAACACCAGTACCAGCAGTTAAAACTACAAGCTCACCTTTTCTTAGTCCATGAGTTTTTTTGTTCAAGCAATCAAAAGGATAATTTGCGGTAACATGATTATCTACTTTTTGAATTTCATCCCACAAGTCAGCACCTAGTACAATTCCATCAGGTCTATATGCTTTACTTCCCCAAACACAATTTGTTAACTCAGCTGTCTTACCAGCAACTAACATTTCATTTGCATCTTTTAATGGTAATGTACAAATTTTTGCCTTGTTAGGTGAAAATAATTTAGCACATTCTATTGCTGCTTCTTGTCCATATTTATCTTGGTCAAACATAAGAACAACAGATTCAAAACCTTCAAGCCATTCTAATTCTTTTTGAATATCTTTTTTGGCACCTGCTGCACCTGTCTTAATACTTACTACTGGAAATTTGTTTTGATTAATTTTAGAAACAGAAAGTGCATCTATCTCACCTTCTGTGATAATAACCATTTTACCTTTATCACGCCATAGATGCTGACCAAACAATGTAGCTTGTTTTGGGTCGCCTAACCATTGAAAAGTTTTATCTGGGTATCTTAATTTTTGAGCTACTAATTTTTTGTCTTTGTTATAGTAGTTGGCAATGTGGCAGGGTCTTCCAAACCAAGAGCCAATTTGATAATTAAATTTTTGTGTTGTGTCGTAATCAATTTTTCTTTTACTTAATTCTTTTATGTCACCTGTTATAAAAGTTGCATCATCTGTGTTTGTTTGTTGTGGTTTCAAATCGTCTAATCCTCTCTTTGTTGTTTTACATGAAAAGCAATGAGTGTGTCCATCATCATAGACTGAATTTGCATCACTAGAGCCGCACTCATCACAATGTGTGTGATATAAAAAATTACTTTCTTGTCTATTCATAAACTCCTAAATTAAAGTTAACCTACTGGGCATTACACCCAGCAGGCACAAACAAACTATCTCAGCAATTCTGTAACGTTGAAATGCGGAGATAAAGAGCCAGTCACATCTCTGTGACCAACAATCTCAACTTGATTGTATTCTGTCTTTAATTGTGCAATCAGTTCCATAAGGGAACTATATTGTTTAAAGGTATAATTACAATCAGGTTGTCCATCAGTTGACTTGCCACCAATTAGGCAAATACCGATAGAATTTTTATTAGACAAAGTTATTGTAGTATCTATGTGTGCACCTGCAATTTGTATATCTCTACCATCTTGCACTGACCCATCTCTAGTTATAACTTTGTGAAAAGCACATGAAAATAAACCTTCTTTTCTGTGTTTTGTATCTAAATCTTTTACACTGATATTTTGTTCAGGAGTAGTTTCTGAAGAATGTATAACTATGTATTTAGTTTCTTTTCTTATATTATTCATAGCCACTCCTTTGGAATGTGTTTGTCAGCATATTTAAAACCATACTTATCACACCACATGCCATACGTTGTGTTTGATTTTTTACTTATTCTACTTCTTGAATTACTAAAAACAAATCTAATATCTAAATTAGGATGTTGCTCTTTAATCAATCTCATTTTTTGTCTGTCCTGTGTTGTGAACAAACCTTTAGTTTCAATAAATATTTTTTTATCTACCAAGTAAAAATCAGGTGTGTATGTATGAGCTTTCTGAGGCTTAGTATATTGCAACTTAGTCTTTTCAAACTCATACACCACATTTTGACTATCTAATTCAGAAGCAATTACTTCTTCTAAACCAGACCTAAATCCGTAAACTAATCCTACGGTTTTAGAAGTCTGTGTTTTCTTGTACAGGCGTCTCTGCTGCCACTTCATTTTCTGCTTCTTTTTCTGGTGCCACAAAGCCACCTTCTACTTTATCAAAGCCGTAGCCTTCAGCACTTCCAGCACCGCCTTCAACAAGTTCGGTTATTTGAGCTGCACGTAGTCTTAAAGACACACCAGCTCCAGCCATTGCAGTGTACCAATGCACTAACTCAGCACTGACTTTCATTTTACTGCCAGACCAAACGTTAGTATCAATTATTGGTTTTCCACTGCTATCAAATAAAGCAATTTTAAATGGAATAACTTTTCCATCACTTGCAATTACTTGTGCTTTCCTTTTGAATTTAAACTCAATGTTTCCAGTTTCTTTACCTTCAACAGTTTCATTTTCATAAGGCACATTAGCAGCCTTGATGTTCTTGCCTTTATTCTTCTCTTTAGCAATCTCAAGACTTTTCTTCATCTCATCATCAATTTGTTTAATCAATGATTGAGCTTCTTCTGCACTAACGACAAGATTAACTTTGTAATGTCCATCTTTATCAAATTTAGTGTCAGGTTGTGTAAGCCAAGCGTATTTAGATACACCTTCTGGACTTACAATTTTGACGTAACTATTCTTCGCCATTTTCTTTTTGCTCCTCTATTATAAAACCTTTTTGCATGTCAGCCACTGCTACATCAATAGGTTTTGTTCTATACTCTTCAAAGTATTCTTCGTTCATAAG